ATCATCTTGCATCCTATAATATTCATTTACTTGTGGTTTTTTTGTAGACTTTTTCATATATTATCTTTTCTTTATCTAGACCCTGGGCCTGTTTTTAATTTCTTCTTTTTCTTTTTTTTGTTAGCTTTGTTAGCATCCATTTTTCCTTTTTTGTATGCAGCTAAACCTGTAGTTGCTACAGTTCCAACTATAGCTAGATCTGTTGCTGAGACTGATTTAGCGTTCTTTTTCTTTGGTGTTTGTTTTTGCTTAGGTCTAGCAGATTTATCTAACACTTTTTGTAATTTTGCTATTTCTTTTTTATATTTTTTAGTAATATCTACCTTTTGTACACCCATACCTTTACCCTTGATAGGTGCAGCTGATGTGCCTTTTTGTAATGTAAATGCTTGATCAGGCCCTGATCTAACTTTGTTTAAATTGCGTATAGGTGCGCCCCCACTTCTAGATACCATATATTCTCCCTATGATTGACTTCGTTTTATAGCTGCTTCAGTTGGAGCGCCTTTAGCACCCTTCTTACGCATCTTCTTTCCTTTTTTCTTTTTCTGTGCAATATTGTACCACAGACCTTTTTTAGCAGTTTTGCCACTTTTAGTTTTATGTGTTCCTTTAGTCATTATGGCCTCTTGTTGTTTCTGTTTTCTTGTTTTTTAAATTTAACACCTTCGCTTAAACCTTTTCTATAATTTTTCTCTAATTTTCTTTGTTTTTTTGAAAAAGGAGTGAGAATCATGTTTATTCCACCTTGTGCTTTAAATTCTTCTTTAAGGGGTAGTTTTTTAATTTTAGCTGCTTTTTTAAATCCTGCTTCATAGGCTCTTCCCTCTGGTTGCATTTTCTTTTGTTTTCTGTCATCCATTATTTACCCATTCCTTTCATTGCTATGCTTACAGTTTTTTTAGCATCTCTTGCCATATCTCCAGCAAATTTCATATTCATCTGTTCCGATTTAAGAAGTCGATCTTCATCTTTATTCTCATCATCTATAATCATTTTAGATTCTTCTAATGCAATCTTATCCATGTGAACTTGACGTTTAAGATCTAGTTCCATTTGTTGTAACTCTATTTGTTTGCTAACAGGATCGTCTTTGTCTTTCTCACCAGATAAGATTTTTTCTTTTTCTATATCTAATTGATTAACTTGATCTGCTGCATTAGCTGCCATTAATGCTATTTGATTTTCCATTTCAGGAGGTAGTGGCTGTCCTGCCATGAGTGCTTGTTGCATTTGTGGATCTTGAATCATCTGCATCATTTCTTGTCTGTATTTTAATGCCATATGATCTTGTATATGTGATGTTAATAATTGCATCATTTGTTGATTACCTTGATACGTTTTATTCTGTAAAATTAAAGCATGCGTTACTAAATGTGCATCATGGTTTTGTTCAGGTTTAGCTTGTAAAGGTGCCCCTTTCATTACTGCCATATTTTCCGTTATAGGGTCAGCGCTAATAGGTTGTTGTTTCTTTTTTAAATATCTTTCAGGTTCATCAATTCCCATTGCTTGAAATAATTCCATACCAATCTGTTCCATATTGTAGGATGCAGGTTGTTGTTGAGCTATAGACATAATTGCATTTATCTTTGCAATTCTGTGTGACTCACTAGGCATATTAGGATCTGATACAGGAATAACATCAATACTTTTAAGATTAAAATCTTCTTTAAAAACTTGTTGTGCACCTCCTGCTACTTCGTATGGATACATATCAGGTAAATACTCATGATCTAATCTTGCTAGAATACGCAAATCTTTCGATTGTGCTGAATGCAAACGTTTATGCACAGCACTGAACATCTTAGATGATTGTTCCAATAATGCCATAGTCGTACCAACTGGCCCATAATTAGATGCATTGTCAACAATATGATCACTAGAGTCTGCAAACTCTTTTGCCGTGTTAACAACATATTGCATTAAATTAAATAAAGTTCCTGAAGGTTCTTTAAATGGTAATGGTTGTAATGCTTTAGCAAGGTCGCCCGCAGGACTATTTACTTCTCTCCACTCACCTGGTGCAATAGGCTCATCAGGGGCAAGTACACGAAGACCGTGTGCCTTAAAACCCCCTGGCAAGTTTGCAAAAGTACCAGCATCAATTAATTGACGCATAGAGGACGTAGCTGTTTTAGTTAATCCACCAATTAAATGTAGATAACCATATCCGTAAAAACCTAATCCTGGAATCATTGTAAAATGTGTAAAGAAATGTTTTTTCTTCTTTGCTTGATCTTCTTGATCCCAGTTTCTTCTAATAGCTAAAATTGTATTGTCATCTGTCATATGAACAATGTAAGGTAATGCAATACCATTCTCATCTTCAAATCCAGGTAAATCTAAATTTACATGCATCTCTAACATTTCTACACGATCTTTTTGCATAGAAGGTCTAGTTACACCAACAGCTTCATTTGCTGTTTCTTCTGCATTAGATTCTCCATCCATTGGTGAATCCAATACTTCCGTATCTCTAAACATTCCTGCTATTTGATATTTACGTATTTCATTTTGTGACATTGAATACGTGTGTGTAAAACGTTCTGCTGTTTCTAAATCAGATGCATAATAGTCTACATAAAAATCTTGTGCTTTAACATATTGAGTACGTGGTCTTTGCAGAGTAGCATCCCAATAAGTTTTTTTAAATGCAGAACCATACAACCCGACATAGAATAATAAACGATCTAGTTCTGGGCCATACTCTGGCATTTGTAATTGTGTTTGGTAATTCATAAATTGACGAACACGATTTGCTTGTTCCATTTTTTCTGGATTTTGTGTTCCTAATAAACGTGTACGTACTGGCCCTTCTGTAGGGAATAATTCTTTATATGCTTTTGCTTGAAATTTTACAACTGCTTGTGTTAAAGCTGGATGTGTTGCATTACACGCTCCTGGAAAAGGTTCGCCACCTTGTTCATCTTGTAAACCTAATAGTGTAACACCATCTTCTGCGATGCTGTCATAATCTTGTCTTGAATCTTTATCATTGTCAAATGCTTCAGACAACTCCATTGCAACTTCATTTAATTGTTGTTCATCTAATGCGTCAGCTAAATTAGCTTCATGATCTTCTACGTCTAATTCCATTCCGCCTTCTTCATCAGGCAACATGCCCATAGCTTCAGCTGCGTCTATCTCTTGTTGATCTTCTATTGTAACTTCCATGTCAGAATCCATTACACCATCTTCAGGTAATTCTACCCCAATCTCATCTTCTAATTGTATTCTCTTTTCAACGGCCATATGTATCCTTATTGTCGCCTGTTAGTAGTAACGTTTGCGTTGTCTATTATATATGTTTTCTTCATTGCTGTCAAGCCATGTATCCGCACTATTGGAAATATATCCTCCGTTACGCATCCATAACAATGCTTGTGAAATTGTATCCATGTAATCATCATGACTACCTGTTGGAAACGCTCTTGCTTCATCTATAACATCCATAGCCCAATCTTTTTTAAACGGAGCATATATTCTTCCGTTATGAAATAAACCTGTTATAGTGTAAGCTCTTGTAATTTTATCTTTATCAGGATTAAATTCAAAAATAGGTAGACCCGCTAACCGCAAATCTTGTATTAATGATTGCCCTGAAGCTTTTTTCTCAATTAAAATAGAATCTGCTTTGTGCTCTGTCCATTTATCTACAGCTTTTTGCCTAAGAGTAGGATAATCCCATCTACCTCGTTCCGCACCTAATAATATTAGATTTGGCGGAGATATACCATCGGAGAACACACCCCACGTAGTAATAGCAGAGTAATCTGCGGTAGTTCTTGTAGAAAATGCTGTATCCCACGATTGTATAATATAATCACAATCAGGTGGCTCATCTTTTGACCAATCTTGCCAATATTCTATCTTAATTATGTTTCCAGACTCCGAAGATGGTGATTGTCCATATAATGCATCAAATTTAAAGGCAGGAGTATTGTTTTTAGTCCTAATTATGTCTTCAGTTGTCCAACAAAAACCGTTTTTTAGGTCAGATGCAGGCCAAAATGACTCTCCAAGTTCTAAAGTAGTAAAATCTTGGGACAAATATCCTTGTTCTATGAGTTTTTCGCGTCCTTTTTCTAGTTTTTCTAAAGATTCGGTTGTATTTAGGGCAGGTATACTGACTACTTCCCACTTATCTGACATAGGTGAGTTATCTTCTAACTTTAGTAAGTGCCCCGCTAGGTCATCTTCATGCCAACGAGTCATAACTATAACAACTTTACCGCCAGGCATAAGTCTTGTACGTAAACCAGACGCATACCATGCGTTTAAACTGTCTCTTCTTGTTTTAGAAAAGGCATCTTGCTCTGATATAGGATCATCTATGATCGCCAGGTGGGCACCAAAACCTGCAATACCTGAGCCTGAACCAGCTGCAAGGAATGAACCTGCTTGTTTCTTCTCATGTTCTAATGCCCATGAGTTTGCCGCACGGTTGTCTTTACGAATATTAACTTTTGGAAATATAGATTGATATGCATCTGTATTTATAATATCACGAATAGCACGACCAAACCTTGTAGCTAAGTCATCACTATGTGATACGGCAATTTCTTGCCAATAAGGATTACGTCCTAGTACCCAAGCTGGAAAGTATGTAGATGAAATTAATGATTTACTAGAACGTGGTGAGATAAAGATCATAAGACGATCTATCTCATTATTCTCAATGCGCATCAATTGATCGCATAAAACTCTGTGATGTGGGCCTACACTAAAACTAGGATTCATTAGCATAATAAATGCTAATAGATCATCTCTTGCTTGATATATTGCTAGCCTTGTAGCTGCGTCCCTATCTTCACTGCTTGATGACATACGGTGTTCCACCCCATAAAGCTAACTGAGAGTAAGGGTCAGTTAGTGGTAGTGATGGATCGTATTCATTTAATAACGGTATTAATACCATACTTATATCTCCTGTGACTTTAATTTTAGTCATATTTTTTCTTTTTCTTTTTCTTACCACCTAATTTTTTAGTAAAGGTGATACCAACTGAATCTTTACCTGCAGATAGTGAAAAACCAGATTTATCAATTTTATCTTTAACTTTAGTATAACCAGGAATTTTTTTAAATCCTTTTTCTACTAATTTGCCAACTCCAACTTTCAGTAAATCTTTTGCAACTTCTTTAGGATCAGTATATTCTCTTTTAAATCCAGACATTATCTACCGCCTGGGCCTGTTTTTAATTTCTTCTTTTTCATCATAGCTTTATATTCAGGATCATCATTAGCTGCTTGAGCTAATTTATTTGCTCTGTCTTTTTGAGTTCCAGCATGTACTCCACCATCTCTTGATGAATCTTTTGCTTGTGCCATTTTCTTACGCATAGCATTTTTAGCTTTACCTTCAGCGCCTCTATCAAACTTACCTTCTTTTTCATCTTTTTGTATGTTTCTTAATAAAGAACCAAATTTAACTTTAGGCACTCCATCTTTTTTAGCTTGACTTTTGTTATACTCTTTTATTTTCTTTTTTAAATTATTAACTTCTACTTGATATTTATTTCTACCATCTCCAACATCTTGTTTGACTAATTTATCTTTTTTAGATAAAAGGTCTTGCATTTGTTCTTGAAATGTTTTGTTTGTTCTACTAAGTGTTACGTCTAATGCCATAATGATTCCTTACTCGTTTTCTACTAGTTTAAGTTTGGGGGCAGCAATCTTCTTGAGGCGGTCTATGTCTCTCTGCATGTCCTCTTCGGAGTTGCCCGTAGCAAACGCATTCTTGACTGTTGTCTCGTTAATTGATTTATCTGTCCACATTGCCTGATGTTTACCTAATAGTTCTAAAGAG